CCCACTTCCAAAATTTCATCCAATCCCGCATTATTTGTGGGAAATCGTTGGTATAGTGTGGTGTCTGCGGATGCGGTTAAAAATAGTTTCATAATTTATCTCTACTGACGCGCCGTTCCAACGATATCATTTTCTGGATATCGTACTTCAAAAATACACGGGTCGAGTGATGGATATACCACATCATCAATGATTGCTTCCGAAATATCATATCGGTAATTTTGATAATCTCGACCATCCTTAAAGAAATACTTGTTTGTTATTTCTAAATTATTTACACTTTGGACACCATCTTGTGCTGCAATCAAAATACGAAGGTCTGCCAACTTAATAGGTTGGTTAATTGCCCATTGGTCAATACTAAAATATTGACGTACTTGGTCAAGACACACCGCCAATACATCGTGCATATTGTAATTCTTGAAGACCGTAATATCAAAATTAACACCGATATTGACCACAAATGCATCCAAGATATTTACTTGGTCTGTCAGCATTCTGTATTGCGACAAATATCGTTGTACATTTTGCTTGACCAAATCATTTAATTGGGTAATTTTACCATATTGGTTATATCCCAACATATACAAATTGATTGCGTTTGGTTTTGGTGTATCTTGTACAAATGTTCTATCTGCTTGTTGTGGGTTGACCAATCCTTGTATCAAATTTTGTTGGTTATCTGATACCGTAAATACTTTTGGAACTGACCCATATTTTGCTGGCATTGCCACAACACGATTTTCATAATCTTCACGTGTGACAACACGGTTCTGTGCGTTTAAAAATGCCAATGCCCGTTGCCGTATTTCTTCTACAGTTTCACCATCGTTACCACCTGTTGCTGGCATTGCGTTGTACACCGATACGGTACGTACAATGTCATTAAACAATGCTAGTTCCGATGTACTAAATTCCGTGGTGGTATTTAAAATATTTATTTGTCCCACTTCTGTGATTGCGCCCGATTGTACATTGGTATTTATACCACCACCAACTGTATATGTCACTGTTAGTGTAGTATTTGCGGGAGACAATCCAAAATTATCCGTATTTAAAAAATCTGTGTTATCTAATGACACACTTGCAAGATTGGTAGTAAATGCCGCATTGCCAACTTGTCGGTAGTCTAAATTCAATATATCTTCGGATACATTACCAGTACCAGAACCAAAAATTAATTGTAATTGTTTGTTATCATTTAATCTTGTGACAAATCTACGTGGTACGGTTTTATATTTGATTGTATATGACGGATTTGTTGATTCCGATTCATCAGCGGTATAGGATACCTCTGTATCATTTATTACCGTGTCTTGTGCAAGAAATTCTACTTCATACCAATCATTACCATCGGAATCTACAACACTTACGATACTGGTAACATTTGTGTCTCCGATAACCACGGTAGAGAATTTTGATGGGTCACCAAAGGAAAAAGTTTGTGTTTTTAAGTCACCCGATATTGCCTTTGCTGTTTTTGTTACCAAATAGGTACTTGGTTGTAATGTAGTTTCGTCAATTTGATATGGTTGTATGGTTCTGTCAGTAGAATCAGAAAAATCTACAAGTTCTGTTGTTCTGAATGTAATGACCGTATTTCCCGTTGTGGTAAATGTTGAATTTGGTTTAATCATTAACATATATTTGGGGTCTGGTACAAATCCTTCCGTTTCCCCTAATGCTGGCACAACTTGTGAAATTAATAATTCGGTTGTTGCCGGTACAATAATTTTTGGTTTATATCCAAATGCTTGTGCGATATTGATGACATTTTTTTCTTCTTCTGCGTATGCCAACAAACTTTCTTTAAATTGATTATCAATGTAAAAGGACAACACATCCCCTACATATGCTGCCAATTCCAACATAATCATACCAGGATTCGATTCATTAAAATCAGTCCATGTGGTAGGATAATATTGTTTGATAAATGTTACAAGGTCTGCCTTAAAATCTGTAAAATTCTTGTTAAGATACTTGATTTCTTTCGGCTTGACCGTTGTTTTTTTGATAACACTGTTTTGTAAATTTTTTATGGCCATTGATTATCTCAAACAGTTGATAATAATGCGGAACTAATCAAACTACCTTTTGGTATTTGACCGATAGATAATTGTACTGATTGCACCACTAACGGATTGTTAATAAATCCATATTGAACGTATAAATTAATACTATTATCGGTCAAAAATGTATCTGCATTCGTAATGGTAATTTGACGAAGTTGCAAATACGGCATAAATCGTTCCACCGCATCTGTGACATATTGTTGTGCAATATCCTGTATGTTTTCGGTTTTTTGTTCAAATAATAACTTGTGAATGTCACATCCAAATGTTGGATTGGCAACCCGTTCACCCTTCATAGTCAAAATCAAATTAATAAACTTTGATTTTTCATTTTCCAATGCGTCATCAGTCGTGGCAAAATATCCACGAGCAGAACGACCCAATGGAAGTGGAGAACCGAGATATACCGTTTTTGACATATATTACTTTGACAATCCCATTTTTTTCATCAATTCACTATAATCCCGTGTAACCGCTTTTACGGTAGGGTCATCTGGGCTAAGATTATCTGGAATTTCTATTGGAGTTGTAGATGTTCTCATGCGATCTGTATTAGCCGACAATGTATCCCCCAAGCGTTCCAATCCCATCATTTCTGCCAATTGAGAACGGTTAAATTTAGATTTAACTGGTGTTTTGGCTTCATTAACGGATTTAATTTCCGCCACCGCTTCACCTAAAATGTCAGGAAGTACTTTCCGGACCGTCTTTTCTACGGTTTCTTCCAGTTGTTCTTTAACTAATTCTTTTATATATGCACGAAATAATGCCTTGTCCATTTGTATCTCCTTGAAAATTATAACCTTTTAGACCCTTTATTTAAATATCAGAAACTATTGGATTTTAACGATTTATCCTAATTTTGAGGTGACAGAATTTATGGTGTTTTGGGTGTTTGATACGGTATTCTGTACGTTTGTCGCAACGTTTTGTATATTATTTTGTATTGTCGCTGCTTGACTAATACCCGTACTGACCGCAGAACGTACTTGTGCAGTCACCGAAGTAGCACTCTTATATAAATTATCTTCTGCCACCGCAGCTTGTTTTTTCAGTGTTGTAATACTATTACGCAGTGGTGTAATTGCAGCTTGTGCCGCCGCGGCTTGGGCGGCCTGTGTTACCTGTACTTGTTGTCTCGCTTGTCGTACCGCTGCACCAGCACTTGATGCCATCTTTTGGAATGCATCTTGGTCTTTTCCAGTATTGATTATCATTTGATTTTCTTTATCTGCTTGATTTAAAGAATTTTTTGCCGCTTGTCTGCCCGATGCTTTTATAGCCGACACAAGATTTGATACTGTTTGGGCAATATCTACCTTTTTTAAAGAAAGTTTTGGTAAATTTGGCTTTCTGGGAAACGACAGTGATAGTGGTGCATCAATAAATTTATCTACTTTAACATGTAATTCATGTATATCATTATATGCTTTATCTCGTGTTTTTACATAATTTATTGTAAGTTTTTCCCACGCGTTGTATCTATCGTTCCAAGCTTTATTTATTTTCTCATATTTCTCGTTTGCTGTATTATATGCCATTTCTACCTCTGCAATTTCTACTTCTATCTTTTCCAATTCCTCAACCGAATGTTGGGTATTCGCCAATCCCAATAATTTTTTCGTTAATGCGTTTAATTGATTTGTGTATTCATCAAGTTGACTAACTAATGCTGCTCGTTGTTCTGATAAGTCAGCCATCGTATTCAATTGATTTGCTATTTCTTGAACTTTCGAATCAACACCAGCTAATACTGCACTTCGATTATTTAATTGTGCCGAGGTTCCAGAATTACGTTGTATAACATTACCGGTCAATACTTCTGGTTTATAGTTCGATAATGCTGCATCTATCATTGATCCCGATACTTGTAACTCTTGTGCCGTAATATAATTTTTAAGTTGTGAGGAAATACCTATCTTGTTATTTTGATTGGCTCGTAACACCGCATTTAATTGTAATAATGTTGGGGTGTTTATATCAATAGGAATTTGGCTTCTAGCGGTTACATCGCTAGACGTACCCAATACCTTTGTATTGTCATAAGAAGTTTTTATAATATTAATATCAGACATTATACAACTACCTTGGATGGAGTTTCTGCCACTGATGTTGCGTATACCCCTTGTGCAGCAAACAACGCATTTCCTGTTGGTAATACTGCATATTTTGCCCATAATACTGCCAGCCGTCCTAATAATGCAGGACTAGCAACCCCAGATGGTCCTACTGTCCACGGTTGTGATGTTTCCAACACTTGTAAAAATTCCAATAAAAACATAGATAATTTATTTGCTAATACCACAGGTTCTGCTGTTCCTGTTCCCCCCAGATAAATTCCATTATCACCACCACCCCCAGCGGTAAGAACTATTTGTTTCTGCGCTTGGATTGATAAATGTTCATTTGCCGAATATGTGGCACTTCCTAAATTTTTAATAAATACATTTTTTGCGGATGAAAGGGTTATATCTTCATTTGCATAAACTGCAAGTTCTCCTTCTGTATCCATTGTAATACCCTGCATAAGAGAGTTTAAATGAATACCTTTTTTGGAGAATAAAAATATGGATTCGGCTTTTGCATTTAACACCAATGTATCGGTGTTTAATATAATTTGTGCACCACTAAATGATAATGGTCTATTTGTTGTAGATTTTAAAAAAGTATTACTTGTTATTGTAGATGGTTTGAATGGTAATGTTTGATTACTGGTCAAATAAATAGAACTATCGTCATTTTGTAAATTTTCTGTGGTTAATGCCGATGCTTCGTTACTGGTAGATTTTGCTGTTTTGGATTGTCCCGTTCGTAATACAATGTTGGGATATTGTTTTGTGTTAGACTTTTTCCCCGCAGGTTGGGTCATTTGACTACTACCCAATCGTATGCTATTACCGTATCGTCCTTGAAAAATTATATCCCCTTCATATGCTTTGATAGGTTGCACATTATCCGGTGGATTATAATTTACAAGATCCGCAGTGCTTATAGGTTTAAATAACTTGGCAATAGTTGTTGCTGCTCCATTTTGTGCCAATTGTCCTGCTACTTTTTTATTAACCGCACCCTTTCGTAAATTTTCAACAACATCACCAACAATAGGGTAATTGTTTATAGTAATTTTTCTATCAATATTTAACGGTCCAATATAAAAATATCTTCCCAAACCTTTAAATACCAGAACATACTCACCAATAATAGGAAATGTGGATTGATATGGTATAATAGGATCTGCCCACGGTAAATCCTTTCTGGCAACGGTTTGATACGCGGGTAATATTCTGAATTGTACTCGTCCTGCGGTTTTTGCTGCGTCTGCTCTATCTAAATCCGGTGTTCTGGAATTTAGACTATCTGCTCCCGAATCTTCATTAAGTACAATATTTTCTACTTGTGCTACTTCATAAATAAATGGTTGAGCAAATGAATTATTTCCTTGATTTGCCCCAGGTGATGCGGTTTTTTGTCCGGAAAATCTATTGGATACATTAATTTCACCTGCCATTATTTCACTCTGTTGGAAATGGCAAAAATATCATCTTCAATATCTTGTGATTCGTCTTTAATAGTTTCAATTTCTGTTTTAATGTCACCCAACAACGCTTGTTTTTCTGCTTCGGTTAATAATCCATCAATCGTTTCACCCTTTGCTACTGCCCCAACAATTCGTTGTGCGATTTGAGCGACCCGTACCAAATGTTCGTCATTTTTCACATTGACTTCAATAAAATCCTTGATGACTGGACCAATAACTGCCGCGTCTTCTGGTGTTCGGATGAGCATGACCAATTTGGCCACAAACGTATTGATTTGATTACGTTTTGCGTCCGTATTTTTATAGATTTCCGAAAATAGGTCAGAAAGGGTCTTTCCGTCAAATATTTCCTTATCTAAACTCATAAAAACCTCCCAAGTTACTATACTATAAATAGTTAAAAACTATTTTTTATATGTAAAATAGGTAGATGGGTCGGAAATATGTCCTGTTCTTCGAAATTCTTGCATTTTTTCAAATACATGAAGTTTCATTTTATTAATGACCTTTGTTATATGGGAAGTTTTGTGATTGGTCATTTCACGTATCATTAAATACAGGGCTTTCTTATTGAAGTTTTCAATATTATCTACTCGACGTAACAATTCTACGATTGCGTTAGCAATTTCAATGTCTCGCTTTTTCTTAAAAATTTTAGTCAAATTAAAGTCTAAATATTGCACCAATAATAAGATAAAATCTCGTGCGTCACTCTTTACCTCTTCTTCTTCAGGTTCTGCTATCAATGTTTCTTCTAAAGAAAAGCTTTCATCAACCTTATCTACAAGATACACTGACCGTTTTTCTTCTTTATACGCGTTATTATTGTGTAATATAAGATAATTTTTAGCGATTACACTAAAATATGAAAATGCCTTCCCCTTTCCTTTAGCAAATTTATGAAGATTAATAACCAAAAAGGAAACCACCTCTGATTTTACCTCATCAAAGGTGCCTTCCATATACGGAAACTTAAATCTGTTGATTACATTTTCTGCTAATTTATCAAACGGGTCTTGAATAAACTCTCTGTACAAGTTTTCCCGTTCTTCTGGGTCATCACTTTTGTTGTACTTGATAATTGCGTCTTCTGTTTCTTGTGTAAAATAAACTTTACCCAGCGGTTTCTTGGTTTTCCGTGCCATCAGTTGTATTACTCCCATATAAAAGCGGGCGTAAATCATTGACTGCATCTGTTAATTGAGAAAATACGTCACCAACTTCATCATCTTTCTCAAACATTTGCTTTTGGTCTAATGCCCGCATAACGTTTAATGTTCGTTGCAATCGGGAGTAAAAATTTTGTATAGCATCTTCCATTACTTCGTTTTTTTGCACCATATTCCAACATCCATATGCAAAAACACAATTGGAAATAATACTAACCATTAACAAGAATATTATCATAATTTTATTCGGTATAGTGAAAATATTTTTAGGTAATCACGGATACTGGTTCCGTTTGCGTCAGATTTACCTTCTACATCTTCTTGGTTTTTAAAATATAACCGTACATTATCCGATCCCGCCAAATGCGCGGCGGCTAATACTCCTGCTCGTGTAATTTTAACTCCCTTCACTACTTTATTTTCGTATTTAGTGATTAGTGGATTTAAGTCTTTATTATTTGAGCGTAAGTAAGCAACCATAACAGAATCCTGAAGTTCTGGGTTTGACAAAAACTGCTTCTTTGTAACATCAAATCCCAGCACTTTAATGGTTGATGGATGAAATTGATATTTTCCCATCATACCATATTCATTCACAATGGTAGAACTATTATCACTTTCTCGAAGTGCCATGTGATGAAGAAACTTTTCCATCTCTGTTGGTTGTGACCGAACAATACGGTTCGGTATTTTTGGTTGTACATCATTGATTTTTAACATTACGAGAACCGTCATTATAGATACGGCGGTTATTATTTTTTTCATGCATTCTCCTGTGTTAGAGAAGGTGTGGTCGTGCCTCTGCAACACCAGCGTTTGTAACTATCACATATGACGGAGTAAATTCTTCAATATTCGTTGCTCCTGCATATGATAAGGCTGACCGTAATCCGTCTACCAGACCATCTACGATAAACTTTGCTTTACCCTTAAATGGAACTACTGTGGATTCACCCTCGACATTACGAGTGTTTTGACCGTGGATGCTTTTTGTTTCTAATGATGCCGCACCACGATACCGCTTATACAACCCTTGTGGTTTTTCAATCATAGCCCCAGGTGCTTCTTTTGTTCCTGCCAGTAGTGACCCAAGAATAACCGAACTTGCACCAACGGCTAATGCTTTTGCAATATCACCACTACTACGAATACCACCACACGCAATAACAGGAACATCTACTACATTTGATGTTTCTAACAAGGATGTAACATTAGGAACCCCAAATCCTGTCTTGATACGGGTGGTGCACAATGACCCACCACCAATTCCCACACGGATTGCATCAGCACCCCAAAATTCTAATTCTCCTGCTGCTTCTGCGGTTGCAACATTTCCTGCAATCACATCAATATGCGGAAAGTTGTCTTTAATCTTAATCAGTGCCTCACGGACAAATGCGTGATGTCCATGTGCGACATCAATCAATATAACATTTACACCCGCATTGACCAGCGCCTCGGTACGTTCAAAATAATCACCATTTGCACCAACAGCGGCCATAATAGGAATAGATTTTTCTTTGAACCGAATGGAGTGTACTTTACTAACTTCTGCGGCCTGGTCTTCAATAGACATAAATCTGTGAATACATCCAACCCCGCCCAATTCCATCATCGCAATAGCCATTTCACTATCGCATACCGTATCCATTGGAGATGCGATGAGTGGAACCTTGATCTTATAATTAGTGGTTAATTGTGTAGTGAGGTCAATTTGTGACCGTGATTCGATATCCGAATATTGCGGAATTAAATTTATATCATCGTATGTTAGTGCTTGCTTACCGTGTAATGGTTGCATAATAATCGTTTTGCTCCCGTTGCCGTTTAATGTCTTTAATATGATAGAGTGCCCATTCTTCTTCTGCGGGAAGTGGTGCATGCGTTTTGTATCCTACAATACGTTCGTGTACGTTCCCTTCCCATCTAATATAATCGCTATTTCTATATAGTCTGGTTTGATAGTCAGGCCACACAACCCATCCCTTATCATTCAATACCCATCCCCAACGTTGAATATCATCGTCGGTCAATCCTGTAACCACATTGACACGAGGAATAAGGAACAAATCTACATTCGTATTATTATACACAATGTCATGTAGATATGTCAAGAGGTTGGTATGTAATTTTTCATCAGCGTCTATCTGGAAAATATAATCTCCTTCACATAATGAATTTACATAATTTTTATGACCAGCAAAATCATTATCTAATGCGTGATAATATAAACGAATTTTATCTTCGTTGGAATACTCGTATAAGATTTGCGAAGTAAAAGCATCCGTAGAATTATCATCTACTACAACAATTTCATCCCCCGTTTTTTCACAATGAGGAATGAGTTGGTCTAACAGTTGTTGGATATAGTGTCCTTCGTTGTGAGTTGTTAAACCGAAACTTATCATTGTATCTCCCGATATTTGAATAGGGCCAGTTCTTTTGCTTTTGCTTCCAAATCCACATCAATGTTCAAATCAAAATCATTAATTTTATTGAACACATAATCAGCGTGTGCTCGTGGGTTACCAGATACATTTTCATTGAGGTTTTTACTTTCACTATAATGGAACAATGGTCGAACATCCCATGTAAATGCCGCCAATATAGCTGCTTCTTTTGTGGTCAAATTGTCTTGATGAAACTGATGGTGGAAATAATCAAATGTAATTGGTGTTCGAATTTGTTTATAAATTCTGTTGTATAGTTGTTGTACTGAAAATGCTGATGCTTTGTCGTCATTTTCTACGACCAATCGTTTCTTACAATTATCCGAAAGTCGGTCAAATGCGTGAAGCCAGCGATTGATTGTATCGTCTGTATAATTCATACCAACATGAATATTGAGACAATTATAATGGGATGCCTGCAACCCCATCAAGTCAAATACTTCGGAATGATGTTCCAAATCGTGAATGGCATTATCTACAACTTCTGGCTTTGCTGAACCCAACTTAACAAAGTGGTCAGGATGTGCGGTGATACGTTGACCTGTCTTGTGTGCGGTTGCTCCAGCGGCAAGCAGATATTGACTAATCTTGTCGTAGTCAGGAAGGTCTACGAGTTTATATTTGGAATTCCACGGAAAAATGTCTGACGATATACGGAATACTTTAATATTGTTATCTGCATTCCACTTAATAATTTCCAACAAGTCTTTTGCATTCTGTAGTGCCAGTTCGGATGCGTATTTAACACCACGGTCATTAAAGGTACGCAAAATCATACCACGATTGGTAGTAATTTTGCGAGACTTTTGTAATGTAAGATTGATACAACAATAACCAACGTTATGTGCCATAAAATAACCTTGTTAGAGTTATATTAAATATAACACATTGTTGTATTTTGTCAAGGGTTATCTACTTAAACCATTTCGTTTTGCCCACCATTGTTCTAAAACCTCTTCTGTTTCGGCTTTCGTCATATATTGAGGAAACGGGTCATCTTCATTCCAATCCCCGTTATTAAATGGTATTACTTTACGTTCTTCTACCGCAGGTTCTTCTTCGCGTTTTATCATCGTTTCTTCTTGCACAATTGGTTCAGGAACGACGATTGGTGGGGTAGGTGATGGTTCTACTACCTCTACAGGAATTGGTTCCTCAATAATAGGTTTTTCATTAAAAATAGCTAATTTTTCAGGTGGTAATGGTTGAATTTCACCACGTTTCGTCAAGAAATTATACGCTAATACCAAACATACCGATAACGGGTCAAAGACAAATACAATAACTAATATAAACCATTTAACTACCGTGTCCAATGGTACACCGATTGCTTTTGCAATATAGACGAATGTACCAATATCGGAATTCGTATTAATATTAACTTCTGTGGTCAAACTTTTTGCTTTTAAACTATCACGTTGTGCTGACGTTTTATTAATTTCTTTTTGTAAGTCGGTAGCAGTTCTATTCAATTCTGACAAACTATTTTGTGCTGACCGAATGGAGGTATTGGTCCCTGTTTCACTTTTCCCAATCAAATTATCAATACGATTTTCTTGCTGCCCGCGAAGAGAAATGATTTGGTCCAATCGTGCGGTCTTTCGTTTAATTTCTTCATCCAACGTAGAGATTTGTGAATTATAAATTTGAATATCTGCATTCATCTTTAATGGTGTTGCTGCCACCTTCGCATACGCTGATGACAAATATCCGTAAATACCCGCAGAAGTGATTACCATTAAAATAATACTCGCAACCAACATATAATTTTTTAATGCTTTTGGTACTTCGTTCCAATACCGATATAAAAAGGAAATACCCACCAACTTCCCTAATTCCAGCGCACTAGCCATCACAATTGCAGATACTTGTGCTCCGGCAAACAATGTTCCAATACCGGTAACGGAAAATAACGCAGCACATCCTGCAATTATCAACGCAGAAAAAGAAACCAATGTTTTAAAATTAAAAAGTTTATTCATAGTATCTCCAACAAAAAGGGACCGGACTATTAGACCGGCCCCTTTTATAAATATCTCCAATTTTGTTAAGGTTGTGAGTCAGACATAACCGATGAAGATCACCTCCTGATTAATCGGTTATGTTGTTTAAGCAATTAGAACAACTACACTCTTTACAACTACACATACTAACCTCCTGTGCTTTAGTGTTAATTACTTAATTGTAACCTTTTGCGACTCTGGCTCCTTATTTAACTTTTGAATGATAATTGTCAATAACCCGTTATTAAACTTTGCTGCTACATCGGATGCATCCAACTGGTCGCCGAGTTTAAAGGACCGTGAGAACGAACTACGCTTGAGTTCTCGTAGGAGATAAACTACTTTATCAGTTTGCTCGGTGGATTGCGATGCGCCGCCTGAAATAGTCAAGACACCATCCTTGACTTCAATATCAATTTCATCCTTCTTATAACCAGCCAATTCTGCTTCGATTGTCACAGAATTGTCATTTGAAATTACATTAACCTTTGGGTATGCTGCCTTTCCAAACGGTTCAACACCTAAATGGTCAAACAATTCTGGAAAGTTCGTGCGGGTCATTTCATCAAACATCTTGTCAAAGGTGCTGAGAAAATTATCCCGACTGGAAAGCACATTGGTACTAAACGGACGAAAAACTAAACGAGTCATATAATGACCTCCTATGTTATGTGACCTCATCATTGAGCGTCACGGTAAAAAGACCCCATCCCTATGATGCGAGTCCTATATAAATATTACCATAAATT